TGGCCTATGCCGGTCAACGCAGACGCATGCGGGTGCAGCCTGTTCAAGTCCGAGTGCTGCAGCAAGCACCTCGCCCTCGACTAGCCGGTACTCCAGAGCGCGCACGCCTTCCCGGTATTACACCCAAAGGCTTGCTTCCTCCCGCTCGCGAGCGCAAGTCCAAGACCCAGCGCATGCGGGAGAACACAGCAGCCGCGGTGACTGCTGCAGAGAAGCGCATCGCTCAAACGGCCAAGGAAGAAGTCCGCCGCCTCGGTCAGATCGGCAACGCCATGGCCGCCGCAGGCGAAGCAGCAGGCATGGCAACGAAAACCACATCTCGCGAGCTGCGCCTTCGCACCGAAGCCGCCCGCCGCCGCTTTGAGCCCGGCTACCGCCGTCCCGACCAAAAGCGCCTCCCCGAGAGCGATTTGATCACGCCGGCATTGCTTATGGCATTCCCAGAAGGTGTGCCTATTCCCGCTAGCACACCTAAACCGCGGCGCCGTCGCCGTAAGCCACAAGGATTCGGCCGCACCGACGCCGCTGGCTCCTGCTGGGAGGGCTATGTACAGGTAGGTATGAAGCGCAAAGGTGGCCGCCGCGTCCCCAACTGTGTCCCCGCCTCCTCTGGAGCCGCGGCACCCCGTGCCCAGCGCGACACCGAGGACGACAAGAAGTACAGCAAGAAGGTCCGCGACCCCAAAACCGGTCGCACCCGCACCGTGCGTTACGGTGCCAAGGGGTACAAGATCGCTCCTGGCACCGATAAAGGTGACCGCTACTGCGCCCGCAGCTTCGGTGACATGAAATCCCACAACAAAAACTGCGCCGGTAAGGACCGCAACACCCCGCTGTGCCTATCGAGAGCGAAGTGGAAGTGCTCAGGTAAAACCAGCCGCCGGGATGAGGGTGTGTAGGACTAAGTTAGGCCTGCGCGCTTTAACTAAATACCCCTCATTAATTTTTTTAAGGTAACATCGTATATCTCAGTTAGCACAATCAACTTCATAACAGATATTTCTATTTCGCCTTTTTCCAAACGCGAATAAGCTGCTTGGCTTATCCCCATCTTTTCCGCTACTTCAGCTTGTGTAAATCCGCGATACTCTCGAAGTGCTCTAATGCGTCTGCACAGAGTCAATTGTCTATAAATAGCCAAGTGCTGTATCCGCTTTGCGTATAAGGCTACCAAAACTCACTAATACAGGTAAGATTTAACGCATGGAAACATCAGTCTCCCGGTATGACTTCGCGCCTATAACAGGCAGCGAAAGCACCCCCGAGGGTTATCTCAGGGTTTGGTGCCGTGCTGCACGCACTGGCACTCAGTTGTATCGCAAGGCTGATGGTTCTCAAGTTCGTGAGTACCGGCCTCCCGAAGAGGTTAGTTCTCCCGAATCTTTATCCACGTTCGGCATGAAACCCGCAACGTGGGGTCACCCACCTGTTCTTCTCGACGCGGCAAACACCAAGCAGTACCAAGTTGGCTATTCCGGTAGCCAGGTTCGGTACAACGATGGTTTTGTCGAGGTTGCCTTGGTCGTAACTGATCAAGACGCTATCGAAAAGATCAAACGTAAGGATGCCACCGAGGTATCAGCCGGTTACAAGGTTGATTTCGATCCCACACCCGGGATAACCCCCGAGGGTGAAGATTACGCCGGTGTCCAGCGCAACATCCGGGTGAACCACATCGCCATCGTCCCCCGTGGCCGGGCTGGCCCGGAGGTTCGGCTCTTGCTCGATCGTATGGATGCAGCCGATGCTGTATCTGCCTCCCCCGAGTACGAAATGGCGCCCCAGTCCAGTTCAATTGCATCTCCCGTTATGGCAACCGTCAAACTCGACGGCCTGGAGATCGATCTGCCCGCAGAAGCAGCCAGTGCGGTCCAGTCCTACTCCCGGGACATGGGGCGCCAACTGCAAGATCTCACAATCGAGCGTGATGAGCTTTCGACCAAGCTCGACTCTCTGCAGGCCGACTTCGATACCCTGGCTTACGAAAAAGAAGCCGCTGAAGGTCGTGCTGACGCCCTTGAGGAACAGCTTGCTGATTCCGCTGAAGGTCGTTTAGACACCCTTGAGCTCGACAAACTTGTTTCCGAGCGCTTGGCTACTCTGCAGAGTCTTGCGCCTGCCTTTGCTGAGGACTTTAAGTTCGACGGCATTGATGATGCCTCGCTGTACACCCAGGCTTACGAGAACCTGACCGGTTTTGCACCTCGTGAAGACGCCGAGCCCGCTTACATCCAGGGCGTAGTCGAAGGCATCCTTTCAGCTCGCGTTGATCAGGATGAAGCCGAGATTGACGCCGAGATTGACGAGCCCACCGAGGACTCTGAAATCAGCGAAATCTTCCACGAGGACTCCGAAGATCGCGAGGACAGCACTAGCACCTTGCGCGACGCACTGAAGGGTGCTGGTCGGGGCGGTGTTTCGCCTGTCGAGGCGTACCGCACCAAACAGGCCGAGGCCTGGAAGCGTCCTCTCACCGCCACCAAGTAAGGAGCATCTCCAATGGCCGTAACTTTCACTCCGACCACTGTCACTAATCCTTCAGGTGCTCAAGGCAGCTATCCCCTAGAGCTGACCGTTGGGCACGAAGGCATGCTTGCTGATCTGCAAGCCTATGTATCTCGTAGCTACTACAACCAATCTGGCGCTGCCATTCCTTTTGGTTCACTGGTTGCTACTGATAACAGCCCAACCTCAAACGATCCCTTCGCTGTCGCGCTGGCCACCAGCGGCACCGGTGTTGTGGGTATGGCCATTGATGGCCTGACTTTCGAGGGCGTTAGCGGTAGCTCGTCTTATACCCCGAACCCCACCAACATCATTGGTGACGGTTCTGCTCGTGTGGGCTATCCCGACACCCAAACCGTGAACGTTCTTTCAAAGGGCGTTGTATGGGTGTATGCCACAGAAGCCATCGCCCTTGGTGATGCAGTGCGTTTTTACGGTGTAGACCACTCCGGCACTGTATCGGGCGCTTATGTGGGCCGCTTTGCAACCACTGCTGTGGCCGCTAAGACCTTCGCTTTGACCGGCGGAGCTCGTTGGCTGTCTGAAACCAGTGGCGCAGGCCTGGTTCTCCTGGAGCTTGATCTCCCGGGGGTCACCTTCACTGCCGACACTTGATCTGGGAGCCACCTCTAATGACCACTGAAATCCGAAACGACCAAGTTGGGCTTTTCCTCGCCCGTGAGCTGGAGACTATCCTTGCTCGCGCTTTCGAGGTTGAGTACGCCGACATCAAGTACAGCACCGTCCTTCCCGTATCTTCCGAGGTCGGTAATGGTGCAGATTCGTTTACTTATCGCGTCTTCGACAAGCAAGGCTCGATGAAGGTAATCGGGGACAAAGCTAAGGATCTGCCCCGTGCTGATGTTCTTCGTAAGGAGATCACGCATCCGGTTCGCAGCCTTGGTGCGTCTTTTGCTTACACCGTGCAAGAAACCCGGGCCGCTTCCACGATTCCCGGTATGAACCTCGAGCAACGCCGCGCTAACGCTGTGCGTCGTGCTTACGAGGAGAAAGTGCAGGAGATCGCTTATTTCGGCGACACCCCCTCCGGCATGAAGGGTTTCTTCAACAACAACCAGGTGGACAAACTGGTGCCGGACCATTGGTTCGACACCACCGACATCACCACCGATGAAATGCTGCAACTGCTCAACGAGCCCGCTACGCGGATCGTGCAGAACAGCAACATGAAGGAGATGCCCAACACGATGTTGGTGCCTTACAACGTGTATCGCGTTATCTCCACCACACCGCGCAGCTCCACCTCCGACACCACGGTTATGGAGTTTTTCCTGCGCACAAATCCAATGATCACAGCCATTGAGCCCATCAACGAGCTCGAGGCGTCCAAGTCAGGTGGTGCGCTTGCCAAGGATCGCGTGATTTGCTACGACCGCAGCCCCGACAAGCTGCAAATGCACCTACCACAGCCTCTCGAGTTTTTCCCACCTGTGCGGAACGAGCTTGAGTTCACCGTTGCGGCTCATGCCCGCGTCGGCGGTCTTGCGCTGTACTACCCCAAGAGCGCAATCGTGCTCGAGAAAGCCTGATAAAGGCTCCTTTTTGTTGGCTCACTCACCTCTCTTTCCATGATTCTCGTTTATCGCCCCGAACTCGAAAGTCCACCAATGGACAACGAGTGCACTATTGGTTTTTCTTTTGTCCAGCAAGGTGGGCAACCAGAGAACCTGCAGGTGAAATCCGGTGTAAACCGCGATTTCCCCGAGACTGTGTGGGAGCAGATCAAAAACTACGACGTTGTCAAGAACATGCTCAAACTTGGTGCTTTGCGCATCGAGGAGGAGCAGACGCTTGTCCCCGAGCCTGTACAGGCTGACGTTGACTCACTGACTGATATGCCTGTGAGTCAGGCCATGCGTCTTGTTGAAGACAGCTTTGACGTTACCCAGCTTCATCGATGGGAGATCGGCGAAACACGGATCCGTGTACGCAATGCAATTAGCAAGCGCATCACGGCCATCGGAGAGGGAGCCGGCTGATGGCCACCCCTACTTCCACTGAGTTCCTGACTCGTTTCCCCGAGTTTGGTGAATTAGCTCTTTCCGTTGTGGAAGGTGCCATTTCAGAGGCGGCACGTTCCACCCCTGAAACTCAGTGGGGCGCAATACACACCGAGGCAGTGAGCAATCTTGCGGCTCACATCTTGTCGACGCGTGTGATGCAAGTAGGGCTTCAAGTTGGCAGTCAGTCCGGTCAGCCTTTAGGCACTGGTCTTACTGCCAGCCTCTATGGCCAGGAGTACGAGCGCCTTAAGGGAACGCTTTCACTTTCTGGTTTTGCGTTATAGCTATGGCTGTTTCTCCCGCCACGATCGCCAACTATGCCCCTTGGGGTAATGCCGAATTGGCGTTCGAGGTAGGCGGTACACAAACAAGTATCGACCCCGCCACAGGGAACACGATGCAAACACCCGAGATTGTGGAGTATCTCGCTGCGTTGAACCTTGAATCACCTTCATGGGACGGCCAGTCAGGTATCGACAACTCCAGCTATCGTTGTACAGGTCGGCTGCTCAGTCCCGCCAGTCTGGACAGCCGCATCACAAATGGCAGCCAAGCTGATGCTGTAATTAACGGCTATCACGGTCGTTTCGAGCTTGTCTTCGATCTTGCAATGGATCGTGCCGCGTACACAGACATTCGGCAGTCTATTCAAGGCACATTTCGCGTCATAGGAGGCCCAAGCAATGGCTAGGCGTCCTTTAGACGCGCAATTACGCGCGGCCACTGCGCAGGCTATGCAGCAAATCGCTACTTGGCTTGATACGCGTTTCACGGCGGAAATTTCTGCCGCTAAGTGGGACTACCCAACACCTCCTCAGGTGCGGGACATCGTGGACACAGGCAGACTCCGCGCCAGCCAAACTCGGAGCG